CTCTTTTACAACCTCTGCCTGTTCCGGCACAATGACCATCGTGCCGTTATCGTTGTCATAACCGTAGGGAGGATAGGCGATAATGAAGGTGCCGTTCTGAAAGCGTTTCTGCACCGACCACTTGCTGTTTTCGGAAATAGAAACCGATTCGCTTTCTGCAAGACTGCTTAAGATGGAAAGCATCAATTCGCTTTCCATAGAACCCGTATTGATATTCTCTTTCTCAAAATAAATGGAAATGCCCAGATCTGTCAGCTTTCGCACCATCTCCAGACAGTCCGTAGTGTTTCGGGCAAATCGGCTGATGGACTTGGTTATGATAAACTCAATCTTACCGTCCTCGCAGTCTGCAATCATGGAAAGCAATCCGGCACGGACATCCTTTTTCGTACCTGTGATACCCTCGTCATAGTAAAGACCCACATACTCCCATTCGTCATTGGAACGGATGTAGCTTTCATAATGTGCCTTTTGTGTTTCAAGGCTGATAAGCTGCTCGTCACTTGCCGTAGATACACGGCAGTAGGCAGCAACCCTTAATTTTTTCTTTTGAACCGGGGTTTCGTTTACCCCGATTTTTGTTATCCTTTTCATCAACTCACCTCGCTTTTTGGGTAGTGATATATTCCCGTACTATTGCGGAATTATCAAGTCATTTAGCCCATAATCTCCGCCAGAAATGGGGAGAAAGTTTTGCGATTATAAGCCGATATTTTGTTGAATTCATCCACAGAAATCATGCCGAACAGGAACATGGTTTCAAGCACCTGCTGTGCCCTGTAATAGTCAAATTCTCGTTGAAGTTCCTCCTGGGTGATTTCGTGCGCCACGGCATTAGGTATCTTAAAATTCTCAATCTGTTTTACTTCCATTGTGATTCCTCCAGTCAGGGGAACGGTGGAAATGTTCCCTCTGCCTATATGCGAAAAGACAGGCTGAATCGAACCCCCCTCAAGGCAAAAAAATAATGCCCTTCAAGGAAAAATCCTCAAAGGGCATCGTGTTAGTTCGGAATTTTAAGTTTCCAACCGCTGTAAATCACATTGGAAGAAAGTCCGTTCAGTGTTTTGATTTCAGTGTATCTGCTGCCTTTGCCGAGATACTTCACGGCAATATCCCAAAGGGTATCGCCCTTCACAACCGTATGCACACGGTAATCCGGCTCGGCTGTGCTGTTGGCAGGATAAATGGCAGTGCCGTCATTGGCAAAAACAAAAGTGCCGGGGTTCTTATCTGCCGCCGCCTTTGCATTGGAAAGAATGCGATAAGCACCCACCTGGGATTTGCTGTCCTTCCAATGCTTACGCACACGGTAATAACCCGTTGTCAGCTTTTCGGGATAAGTGACCGTAGGTTCTGCAGGGGTTTCGGTTTCCTCCTCATCGGCAGTCGCCAGAAGTGCCTTGACCTCGGCACGGAAGGTATCCATACTCTTGCCGTGCTTCGGAAACCAGTGCATCACATCGCCGTGGTTGGATGCCACACCCTGCTTGTAACCCTCGGAGTGGCAGATGATGTTCTGCTCGGTCAAACCATACTCCTTGCAAAGGTAGGCACAAAGTTCAACAGCCTCACGGTACACCTTCTTGAAGTAGGCATAATCCGTAAGACCGTCCTCGCAGATTTCAAATCCGATATGGGTATTGTTTGCACTGCCCCCGGCGTGCCATCCACGATGATTCCACGGCAAAGTTTGGTATGTGGCAATGGTGCCGTCAGCCAACTTGCCGATAAAGGCATGAACGCAGACCTCTCTGCCGCCGGGATGGTAGGTATTCCAATGATTGCCGTACTGGTTTTTACCGAGCAAACCATCATCAGGACCCACATAACGCTTGAGGTTAGGGTTATTCGCACCCGTGGAATGAACCATGATGCCTTTGACCGTGATTTTCCTGCCTGCCTTGTAACAGGCGTTTTCCGTTAAAATAAGTTTGTGTAAATTCATGTTACTTGCCCTCACTTTCCTTATTGTCGCGGTCATGGAGCTGCTCCAAGATTTCCTTCATCTTCTCCGGAATCGGCAAACCAAGGTGGGATGCGTTTTCCAAAAGGCTGACACCTTCATTGGAGATATAGAAGAAAATAACCGCCGTTCTCAGTACACTGCCGTCACCGATGATATTGGCATCCAGGACGTGTGCCACGCCGACCATCGCAAAAATCAACACTTTTCGACAAATGCCCTTAAACCCGACCGAACTGGAAAGGTTCTTGTCCACCACGGCACACATGACTCCCGTGATGTAATCCACAACCACGAAAACAATCAGTGCATAAAGCAGACCGTCAAACCCACCGAGAAACCAGCCGAGCCATCCGCCGATGGCGGCAAAGATGATTTGAATGGTGTTCCAAAGTTCCTTCATAGTAAAATCCTCGCTTTCTTAATTTTTTGTATGCAAAAAGGGCACCCACCATATGGCAGATACCCTTTAAAGCCTTTATTCAGTTTGCTTGGGCAGCCACTCCCAAACTCGCATATCCTCCTGTCCGAGGGACCACATACACATCCCACGCAGTTTCCATCGATATGCCGCTTGGTTCGCCCAATAGATCAGGCTGTCCACATCCTGGTAGTACAGAATGGAAAAGCCGTCCGCATCTCCAAGGAACAGTCTTGAAATCCATATATTGATGTCCCTTGGGATAATTTTTGCCGTATAGTTGTTGCCACACTCCAAAGCCATCACATGGGAATGATAAAACTCATAGTCCAGAGAGATGCTTTCACTTCTGGTGGACGATTCCTCCACATCGGAAGTCAGCGTGAACACCTGGAACTCCTCATCCCATGTGCAGTTGCTACGCTCAATCCTGCCAAAGGAAGTCGCTGTTCCATCCGGCATTATCACATCAAATCTCTCATATGGCTCATACGTCCAAGCATCGCCCAAACGGAGCAATTGACAATTAACCTTATTATCAGAGCGAATGCCCGCATAACCACCGCCACCGCTGACGGTTGCTGTGAAGCGAAGCGTGTAGGATGTGGAAGAATAAACTCGCACCTTATTTCCACGCTTACGCATCTCAATGGTATAGACATTGGGATTGGTGCGGAGGTCTGCTTTTGCTGTTTTGGAAAAACTGGTAGCATAACTGCCTTTCAGTGTAGAACCTTCATACAGTTCGATGCGTTGTGTATCGTAGTTAAAACAACAGAACAGTGAACCAAGGAAAATACCAGCCTTGCCACCACCGTCTTCCGGGAAGATAATCTGCGCCCTCAGATGGATATCGGAAAAGCCGTTATAATTCCATGCAAGCTGACCGTAACCTTCAAGCTGTGAGTATGGTCGGCTTGTGTCACCGTAAGGCAAATCCTCTTGCCACACATCCCACTCGCCAGAGAGAACCGTCCAGTAGCTTTCCGGGATTTTCTGCTCATCACGGAAGTCTTCATACCAAACCAGTGCCGAGTCCGGCTTTCTGCGTAGCATTTCCAATGTCAACTTGAACCCTGCGGCAGGTCCCACCATATCACCGTTTACATCCTTAAACTTGCGAGGAGCAAGGGCATATTCCGCTTGACCTGCAGTCGGCTCTTCCGAAAAATCGGTGCAGACACGGAAACCATAGAACTGCACACCGTTAACGCCAACCGAAATGGTCAGTGTATGCTCTCCGGCAGTAAGGCTTACTCCCTTAGCGAGGGTTGCCCAGAAGGTAGTCCTCCAATACGGCCACCAAAGCCTGTCCTCCGAAAAACGCACAGTGCTGCCGTCAAGGGATGCGTATATGCTGTTTTTATCCCAAAACGGATAGCACAGGCGAATGGTAACATCGTAGGTGCCGTCCTCATCGATAGTAAAGGTGTAGGTGGCAGAACCCTCATCGCCGAGCGTGACCAAAGTTTCAGATACAGAAACAACACCTTCGTAACTGTCCGGCTCGGCATTGTGGTCGATGATAATGTCACCGAACTCCGTTTTTTGCTGTTTGGCATAAGCGGTCAGATAGCGTCTGCGGTTGTAGGTTTCCGACATCTGTGGGTATTCCTTGGAAATGGCATCTCTGCCTTCCATATAGTCATACACATGAGGCAATGCCCACGGTCCCATATCGTAGTCATCCCAATAGGAAACAATGGGGATAAAAGGCTGCGGAGGTGCATCATCGGTAAAATTATACAGACCCTGCATCCAATATTTCGCAGCATAATAGGTGTGGGAAGTTCCGCGATATGTTTTCCCAAGGTTCTCCGGGGTGTCGTAAATCTGCCAGTTCCAACCATAGGCAGGCATACCGAGGAATACCTTGTCGGGGTTCATTACCTTTGTGGCATAATCATAAACACCCTCAAGCCAGCTGCGAGGTGAAACAGGACCGGGGGCAGAACCCGCCCAAGCCATGCCATAACTCATGATGGATGCCGTATCGCAATATTTATCCAGATCACCATATACGCACCAGTTCTCGCCACCAACCGAGCCGTTGACCGAAGTCATACCCGGCAGGCAGATGTTCATC